TCTTCTAATACTTCATAACCGGCAGCATCGTTTACCTTGCTAAGGGCAATGCCGTCACCACGTACATCCCAGTTGAGAACGTCTCCTTCTTCCCATCCCAGCTCTTCTATCACATCATCGGGAAGAAGAATGTAACAATCTCCGTTCTCGTCCTCCTGGACCTCAAGGATGTAACTCATTTTGCTTCGAGCAATTTCTCAACTAGCTTATCAAGTTTTGCGTTGATTTGATTAAAGTTGTCATGCATCTGTTGTATTTCTCTCAAGAAATCGACCTTGAGGACATACTCAAGGGGCATTCGCTTAAGATCGTCTTCCAAAATGTCAATCCTTCGCTTCTGCGAACCAATGTAATTGAAAGCTTGCTGGATTTGGTCGTTTTGTCGTCCCAGGATTTTACCCGCGACCCAGCTACCACCAGTTACAGCTGAAACAATGGCCGTCAAGCCAATAGCAATGTATTCAGGCCCCACGACCAAACGCGCTTTTTTCTAATTCTAGAATCTAGTAATCAAGTTGTAACTTTCCTTTTCGCATTAATCCGTTAATCATCCAGACCAAAGCATCAACACAGTCGTCATGACTGCTAACACCAAAGTTAGTCAGCTCTTCAAACATTGCTGTGAAGTTGCGGTAACGATTAAAGATAATCTTGCGGTCTTCAAAAAGACCCATGCAACCACGGAAACGTGCCAGCTTGTCCGCTCGGAATCCTTTGACAGGATGCCAGTTCAAGTTGTATAAGTTTTCATTGTTTAGGCAAACGCGTTTAAAGTCGGCTTCTAGCGATGCTTGGTACTGCACTGCCTCCGAGTAAATGTCACAGGTGGAATAGGTGGGGAAGTAATTACCACTCTCATCTTTTCCGAGGATTGACCAGTCGTTCAACAATTCCTTCAACGCATCAAGTTTCTCCAAGTTGCCCATAACACGCAACCGGCGGTAATCGATGACATGAATACGATCATCAATGCGACCACCCAAGACCATCACCGTGTAATCGTTTTTCTCTTTAGTGCCAGCAGATAGATCAACCCCAACAGCCAACGTATCAAATTCTGTTGCGATCTCAGCTTTTACAATCAGTTCAGGCGCCAGCGATAATTCGTTTTGGCGTACGACCTGATTCATGTACTGGAACGAAAAAGCAATGGGTGCTTGCCGTTTCTTTTCCTTCAAGTAATCCAACGACCACATCTCTGGCCAGTAAGACACCTCATCCCCTGTCTTGGGATCATTCAAGATTGCAGAAAGCACAATTTGCATCCAGTTGTTTTGTGGATTAAAAGTTGTGGAATGGATGTCGTCATGGCGGAAGCGCGTTCCAAGACAGATCGCTCGTCCACCTTCAAACATAGTTGGTGCAATCACCGCATTCCAGTTGTCCTGCATCTGTTTGCGGATGTCAGGGTTTGAGATGTCCGCTGCTGATTTGATGGCGTCATCGATGATGACCAGATGAGAACGCTTAGATGTCACAGAGCCCTTGAGACCTGCGGCGCAAAGCGTAAATTGTTCTTCACCTGTGGTATCAATGCCCGCAAACTTGTGGTCAATGGACCAGTACTCATTACTGGTGACGTTCTTTAAAAGACGTACGGTGGGGAAAACTTCTTGGTATCGTTTGCTTTCAATGATACGTTTGATGGTTGCCGATTTGGAACGCGCAATATCAACCGTGTAAGAGAGATAAAGAATCTGTAGTGGTTTCTTGGCTTGTGTGTGGACACCAATCGCCCATGCAGTAAACAAACCCAAGATTGTGGACTTGGCAGAACCCCGTGGTGCAAGTAGGTCAATGTTGGGTCCGGCAATCTTTAGAAGGCAGCTGCTGTCTTGTTCTGTTACGAAGTGACGGTGCCATTCTTTGTGATGTGCAGCCGGAGGTTTATCTGCAACGTATTCACAAAAGAAACCAAAATCTTCCCTGGCCCTCTTTAGGGACTCAATATCTTTCTGAGGACGAATCTGTTGCCTGCGAGCAGCAGCCTGAGCATTGCGGCGATATGCAAGATGTTGATACGCAGGCACGATTACGTTTATTCAGTGTATTACTGAATACTACCCTATTCTTTGTCTGCTTTGTTCTGTTTCTGTTCTTTGTACTTGCGTGCTTTATCTAAGGCTGCTTTCCTTTTTTCTTTATCATTCATATCGCTGCCATCTTCGTTCTTGGCTTCTTTCTTTTTGAAGTGTGCCAGGAGTTGTGGCGGCATTTTATTTTTTGCCATTTTCTTTATTTTGCATTAAAGCATTCATGACTTCTTGGCCACGGGGGACATTTTGTGCCAAGGGTGTGGGGCGACGCACGCCAGCGGCCATCTCTCGATTCTTTTGAAGTTGGCGCACAACATCAAAAAGACGACCTGCAATATTTTCACCGTATTGCGGTGGTTGCGGTGGTGGTTTTTGCATATATTCAGTTTAAGTTATCTATTCTTCCATTTGCATGTGAGACCAAACGCTCATTGATGCTTCTTCCAGGGGGACTTCAATGGGATCATCTTTGAAGATGGTAAGAAGTTCACGAATGGCGCGATCTGCTCCTGCCATCAGTAAACCCTTGCGATCTTTGTTTCCAGTGAATTGTTCAACCTGTGCAATTGTTCCGCGTAATTCTTTTTGCATACCAGCAATACGCGCAACACCCGCATCGCGTTTCACAATACCTTCATCAACATCAACCCTGAGTTTCCGGATATCTTCCTGCATCTCTTCGATTTCACGCAACAGAACTTTGCGGTGATCAGGCTTGGGATAGTTCTGTTGTAACCAAAGGTCACAGCCGGTGATGCAACCGCTGTAACGCAAAAAGCGAGCGTATAGATAACACTCGATAACGGAATAATTTTCAGCGCAGAAAGCTCTGAATGCCTGCTCAGTCGGTGCATCTAGGTTATCGACCCACTGGTCGAATACCTCAATATCGATACGCTCTTTGGGACTGAGCGTAATCTCGGGCTTCGTCGCTTTCCGAGAAACGCTGGGCTTGTTCCGCAGACTTTCTTTGCTGTTCACCGCTCTCTCCAATGGTTGCGCGTTCCTGCTCTCCAGCGGTCCTCATCTTTTCTTTTGAGGAACCAACGGAAACATCTTGGAAAATCTTAACAGCTGCGGCGGCTTTACGTGCCTTATCTTCATCGAACAGAAGATCATACGGATCCGGGTTCTCCGGATTCTCCCAATAGAAATCGTCTTCTGTCATTGTCTTTCTATTTGCTTGATGTTTTCTTTAACATCTGTTTCTTCTTTGTCCAGGGCACCTGGCTTCTCTTTTGTATTCAAGCGGCTTTTGGCGTATTTGTACGCAACATCAGCCGCTTGACGATAACGTCCTAAATCCGCAGAAGCCTCGGAAGAAGACTCCTGCATATCAGAAGTTGCCCATCATGCTGGCAAGGCCACCAGCAAACACATCACGTTGACGTGCGCGATTGGCTTGACCAGCCTGACGCATCTTGGAGCTTTCGAGACGACCGATGAGTGCTTCGAAATCCTGAAGCTCAGCATCGGACATGCCACCGCCATACTTGCGGGTCATCTGGGAATCAACCAAGTCCTGAGCTTCCTGCTCAGACATGCCCTCAGCCATGTACTCGGTTTTGGTTTTACCAGCGGCACGAGTAGGCTGCTCGAACGAATAAGCCATTGTTTAACTGCGTTTAGATTTATTTTAGGGCAAGTAACTCAAAAGTTAAATGCGCCCATGATGCTACGGAACATATCTGATCCACGTTCAATTCTAGCAATGTTTGAATAACCCGAGTTCACAATTTTCTGTAAGTCAAGCTTACCTTTAGCTTTTGCCTGAACGACGGGAACACGGCTGTCAACTTCATACTTTACGCGCTCAGTTTCTCCTGCTTGACGCAACTTTTCAAGCTCTGCGGCCGACCGAGTTTGTGTGCCTAAACCTGCAAGATACCTGTCTAGGTCGGTAGCATATTGTGTGCCGGTTGTTGTGCCGCCTCCGGTTGTTGTGCCACCCCCATCTGTTAAAGGTGCTCCAAAACCAGCTTTACGTGCTTCGTCACCTACGGTATAGCCTTGGACGCCAAGGAATTTATTGATTGCGTCTTGGCTGGCACCCATGCCCTGGGCTTGTTGGATAGCAGATAAACCAACGCCACCTTTTTGTGTATTAATGCCTTTTAAAAAGTCTTCCCATGAAGAAGTGGAAGTTGTCGTAGTCGCTGGCGTAGTTTTTTTCCCGTAACCAGCTTGTTGTGCAGCTTCGCCTACACTGTATCCTTGCGTTTCAAGAAACTTGTTTAAAGCAGATTTACTTGCGCCCATACCCCCTGCTGTTTCAAGGGCACTCAAGCCAACACCGCCTTTTTCTTTATTGATTTGTTTTAGAAATTTCTCCCAATCGGAGCTAGCCGCATTTGTTGTTTTTGTTGTTGTCGTTTCTTTTGCTTTTGTCGTCTTACCAAAACCAGAGTCCTGTGCGGCAGAACCAACGCTAAAACCTTTTTTCTTCAGGAAAGCATTAATATCTGCTTTGCTGGCACCCATGCCCTGGGCTTGTTGGATGGCATTGAGGCCGACACCGCCCTTTTCTTTATTAATGTCCCTTAGGAAATTTTGCCAGCTCATTGCAGGTATTTGTATAGATGGTTGTCCTTTTGATTTATCCTAACATCGTCCCAATTAAAGACGACACTATTTCTGGGTTATACGCCATCAAGCCACGGCGGAGATTACCTTCAGCGTCTCGTGGCATGTTGCCGTACATTTGCTCCCACTGAATATCGGCTTCTGTTTTGTACTTGCTCTGTCCTTCAGGGGAAGCTAATGCGATATCAGATAACAATGCACTGAAAGCACCAGGGTCACTTGGGTTAACGCGATAAGCACCGGCAAGTTTTGTAGCTTGACCAATTTCGTAAGGCGTTGCAGAACGACCAAAGATATTTTTGTAGGTCGATTCAATTGTTGGTGTCAGATAGTCGTATCGAGTTGGATCAATTTCTTTGGTTGGAATACTTGCCAGTCTTCTTGCGGCTCGTTCAACTTTTCCGCTCTTCCATCCACGTACGTCAGCCAATGCACGTAGGTTTTCTGCAGCAGATTCACCTGTTTCTTGCCCTAACTGAACAGCACGCCTGGCACTTTTGACAAAGTGCTTCATACGTGAGCTGCCGTAACGCTCAAGTACGTCGCTAATTATTTTTTCGTCTTGATAGTCTGCCATTGTTAGTTACCGTAGAAGGAACCAGAAGATAAACGAGCCATCGCTGGACCGTATTTACCAGCAAAATCTTTAAACGCTTTTTGGCGACCAGCGAAACTTTCGGCACTACGAAAAGCGGGAGAATTAGCCAATGAAAGCTCCCTCTTCATGTCCCGAAAATCAAAATAACGCGGAAATTCCTGAGCAGCTAAACTTGTACCAAAGGCATATTCGCGTTGCTCATTCATTT